GTGATTTAATATTTGTTGGTTGCTTATCCATACATCTGATGAAGTAATCCACTGATTGAAATTCTTAGTTCTGATTGCAACCTCCATTGATTGTTGGTTCTTAGCTTGATTAATCTATTCTAATAGATATTGTTCTTTTACTGTCACATTTAAATTGGGATTTGACTTTATAAAATTCTTTGGGTCTTTCCAATCATCATCTTCATCTAAAGTGTAGATAGCAGCAAAAACAGTATCATCTTCTTTTAAACCAGCTAAGATTTCTGTATATGTCTTTCTCATTTGATAGCAAACACCAAACAAATTAAATCCCGCTGTGGTAATTACAATTGCTAATGGCTGTTCCCTCATTCCTTGACTTGATTTCAGCACATCATACATTCCAGAATTGGGTGCTGAATGGTATTCATCAACTACAAACACAGAACTATTCCAACCATCATTATTATTCAAATCAGTACTGAGTACTTGTAAGAATGATTTTGTTTTATCAAATTTAATTTGGTCTCTGTACCTTTTAAAGAATTTCTTTTTTCTGTCTATTCCTTCACATAAAGTAGAACACATTTTAAATAGTATTCCAGCCTGTTTAGCTGAATTTGCTACTAATTCTACCTCAGCACCGTTTTCTTTATCCGCAATTAAACCATATAAAGCAAGTGCAGCAGCAAAGAATGATTTGCCGTTCTTTCTTGCTAATTCAATGTAAACATTCTTACACACTCTTAAACCATCTTTATCTTTAAAGCCATAAATAGAACATACAATCCAAAATTGAAAATCACTTAGCACAAAGGGCTTTCCATTGCTTTTTCCTGTAAAGTGTTTAAGATGTGAGCAGAAGTTTACAACTCTATCCACTGCATCAGTATCAAAGTAATATTTATCAAAGAAACTAAGATAACGCTTGCAAGCTTGTTTTACATAACTACAAGCGGGAATTTCACCAGATATAACCTTTAATGGATAATCTGTATATTTACTTTCCATCTGTTAACTCATCAATATAATCATCTACACTATCTTCTTCCATAGTTCTTATTTTACTGTCAGCATACGGACTAATTCCAAAGTGCTGAACAATTTTATAAATAGATGCTCTACTATCTTTAATAGAAGTAATCAGCGGATTTTTCTTTCCTGTGGTGGAATCATAATATCCAGTTTGTTTTAGTATGCTAACCATAGTATTATATTCTTCATAGTTATCAGCCAATAAAGATAGCATCATTAACCATTCATCATGTATAGAACCATATTTCTTAATCAGATAGTTCTTAATCTAAGTAATGTACTTTTCAGTTTGTTCACTGTACTTTTTAACTTCATTATTATTCATTTCCTAATCCAATTTAAATTTTCTATAATTTCAAATCCAATTATAACAATATACCTATAACTATATAAAAACCAAAAAAGAAGTGCAAAATACACTTCTTTCTTTAGTTATAGTTTTTATTTTTGTAATGAGTGAATATTAGATTAATTCAATTAACTCTAAGTTATCTAATGAATCTTTAACTTCTTTAGGTAAATCAATTATTTCCCATTCTACATTCTGGATTGAATCATTAGCAGCTTTTAAAGAATCAATCATTTCAGATTGTTCAATTACTTCTGTTTTTAAGTGATATATTTCTGCATCTTTCCCAATAGAGAAAGCACCCATTAACCCAGTTAATATTCCACAAATAAATAAAGCTATTGTAAGTATTGTTGTTTTTTTCATGATTGTAAAAATTTTAATTTTATGATTACTTTTAAATTATCTTTTGATTGGTCTGTTCAACTGTCCAAATTTTTGCCCATCATATATAAATTAAAATGCAGTGTTGAATAAATAGCTTTTAAAGTTAGAAAGTTCATATCCATCAACAGTTTTCCCATTTATCTTTTTACTTTTCTTTTCAGCATCAAAAAATAATGCTTGTTTTATTAAAGTAGCTTTAGGAGTTAGAGTAATACCTCTATCTTCAAATCCTTTTCTAATTTTCTCTTTTAATTCCGCACAAGTAATAAAGCCTTCTTTATAAATATCATTGAAAACATACTGCATTTCTTTCTTATCATTAGCAGCTTTAATAAGTTTATCTTTTACCCATTTAAGAGTATTCATTTCAGATACTTTTAAATACTGTCTTATCAGTTTAAATTCTGGAAATTCTATTTCATATCTTTTAGTTGGATTTTCTAAATAATCTTGTAACATCTGCTTATATGAAAAGGTTGTTGCAGCTTTCATTTTTACATCAAAATCATTCCAATATTCTTGTATAGAAACATTGAATTTATTTGATTTTTCAGCGGATTTCCTGTAGCACAATGTATCTTTATAACTCTTTGATAGTTCCCTTTTAAATAGTACATTTACTTTCTTATTGTCATTATAGATTATCTTGTTATCAACATAAGAATAAAATTCACCATCAATATTTTTGTTTTTCATAAATGCGTCCAATTCATCAGAACTAAGTTTTTTAGCACCACTAATAGCTAATTTAGCCCTATCATCAGTCTCTTTAATTAATGCTTCAAATTCATCATCAGATAATATATTACTATTTCCACAATAAAGATGAATTATAGTATTTCTAAAACAATTTTGGGATTCATCATTAAATCTAATTCTTCCGCTTATCTGTTCTAAGTCTGTAGATATATCTACTAACGTATGTTCTTTATGCCCATTAGAACCAACAATAACAAGTCCATTATTAGTAAATAAATTGCAACCTTGATAACCTTTCTTAGTGAAAAAGTTGATTTGCTTATTGGGTGCTGTTGCAGATTCAATTTCATACTTATCTAATATTTGTTGATTTCTTAATCTGGAAGCACAACAAATCTTTACAATATCTGGCTCAATTTCTAAAGTATCTAATATCTGTTTAATGTCTGTTACACTATTAAGATAGATATAAAGTTCTTCAACTCTCTTTGTTTCTCCATTAATGTCTGGAAGTGCTATTCCTTCATCTAAGAAACGCTTTATAATAGTGGCAATGGATTTAACCATGCTTGAAGTTGGATATGCTCTTAAGTTTATTTTTTCATAGCAATCCCAATTAACTATATAGTGTGGAAGTTCCTTTAAGAAGTCAATTTCAAAATCTGTGCTTATAGGAGTAGCAGATAAAAAAGAAAAATGTTTGAATTTTGTAATATTATCAAGTAAACCATTAATAGCATCTTCTCTGAAATCCATTTCACTAAGGATAGTGTGATATTCATCTACAATAATTTTATAATCATCTGGATTTATCCATTTCATCAACTTAGGCAATGAATCAAAAGTAACTGCAATTTTCTTTACTGGGGAATCATACTTTTTGAAATCACCTTCTTTAATCCCGCCATAACATCTAAAGACTTCATATTTATTATTTTTATCCTCATAAAGAGATTCAACTAAATCCCTATAAGGACAAACTACAATATAATTAAAATCACAATTCATTGCTGAATAAGTACCGCCTACATCTGGCTTACCTTTATTAATAACTCCAAATGGGATTCCATCTTTAAATTCTTTCAACTCACTTAAATATCTGGCTGAACCAGCATTAATAATTATTTCTTTCATAATTTGCTTAACTGTTTTAAAAATTAGTAATTAAGATTAACTTTAGAGTAGTTTACGGATTTTTCTGAAGTGCCATTCATATAGTTGGGAATTTTTTACAACCCTTGGGATAAATGTTCAGAATTTTCCGTAATCAACCCTATCTATTACTAATATACCCATAATTTAAAAAATCCAAAGTAAATTTGAAAAATTAGAGTTTAGAGCAACTTTAAATCAAGTATTTCTAAACTCTATTCAATCAACTCAAATATTAATGTTTAAAATTCTCCTATTTTTAAGTAATAAACATAATATCCTTCTTTATCTGCGGATTCTTTTTTAATATAGCCATTTTCCTTTGCCCATTTACCTATAGCTACTCTGTTATCTTTAACTCCAGCTTTTATAGCCTATTCCCTTATTGTTTCAAATAAAATTCTTGATTGTCTCATAATTGATTTGATTAATAGAAGTTCTAGCTGGATTCCAACCAGCACCCTCTATTTTAGAGATAGATGAACTAAGCATTATTCTATAGAACCTTATTTATTGTGTTTCTTACTATGGCATTCTTTACAAAGGCTCATTAAATTAGAAGCATCATAAGCAAGTTCTTGCATTTCTAATTCTGATTCACCTTTACTTATCTCTTTAATATGGTGAACATCAACAGCAGGGGAAATAATACCCTTAGCTAAACATTCTTCACAAAGAGGATGCAGCATTAAATGTGATTTCCTCAGATTACGCCATCTAGTTGTGTTGTAAAGCTTGTGAATAAACAAGTCTTTTCCGTGTCTCTAATATCTGGATTTACTCTTTAGTTTGGTTATTGTAGGCATTATATTGTTTTGTTACGTCAATTGAATGAATAGCTTTAGATAAAGGAATAGAATAAAGTGTTTCCTATCTATAGCCACTGTTATCTGAAAACTATGTAATCTTATTATTAAAAGAAACTTTACTTATTTCATGTTCAAAATCTAACGCGGATAAATTAAAGATATAAAGTTTCTTCTACTACTGGAAAAATGTAAACAATAAAGTAGTGCAACCTTGATTATCCTTTTTAATGGATGCTAATTTGTTCACCTTTAATAATGCTACAGGATATTGTTTAAAGTATTCATCTGTAACATTTCTTTCTTTTATCTCTATGGCTATTTTCTTTCCGTTATCCAGTGTTGCAAATCCATCAACACCGCAAGTTACATCAGTACCAAC